GCGGACACGGCGGCGGTGGTGCAGGCGGCTACGGTCTTGCGAACAGCCATCAGACGACGGCGAAAAGCGGTTCGTTTCAGACGGCGAGCCTGTCCGCGCAGGATGGCGCGGCAGCTCCTGGCGGACTCGGCTCAGACGGCGGCGAGGGCGGAGACGGCTGCATCATCATCTACTACCGCCGTCTAAAGCCTGTACAAACCGGCTGGCTCAGAGACAAAAACGGCAAGCCGCTGCTTGACCGACTGGGCCGCAGACTCATTGTATAAAGGAGGGGTGATATGCCCAACGATTATGCAGATCTGATCTACTCAGCCGAGGAGATCGACGACCTTCTCACCGCGGCGGGCCATGCCGCCCGTTACGACACATCGCAGGCGCTCACGCCCGCGCAGCAGCATCAAGCGCAGCAGAACATCGGTGTGACGTGGCCGTGCAACCCGAATCTGCTGGTCAACTACGACTTCCGCGCGGGCTGCCTTGTGGACCAGAGACAGGGGTACGTTGTGCCGCCCAATCTTGCGTATTTTGATTTAATCTCAAATCAGCAGGTCGGCACGACGGATAAGTACTACAAGGTTGACAGCTTTACCGCGAACGGAGCACCCCTCATAACAATCAGCAACGTGCAGTATTATACGGCCATCGATACCGCTGTCCGCGGGTATGTGGGCAGCGGCTACGGCATCGACATGTTTCGACAGGACCACGCGGCGTGCGTATCGCTGATCGATGATGACGGCGTGACGCTGATCCATTCGGCCGTGGGTATCACTGTGTTTCGCTGGTGTTTCCCTGCTCCCACATCCGGGCAATACACGGCGAGCCTCCTGTATTTTAAGAGCGATGGGACGTTGGCCCTTTTGTCGCGTACATTCACGGTGACGAAAGGCGCTCCCATTGATGTACAGGAGGCTATACCCGGTACGGAGGAATATGTCTTTTCGCCTCAGATCACTTCTGAGAGCTGGGCTGCGGGGAGCGCCGATCTACGCATCTTCCACGTATCTGCTACGGCGAGCGGGCAGCAGATCAAGGTCGTCGCAGCGAAGTGGGAGCAGGGCGACGTGTCAACCCTCGCACATCAAGACAGCGCGGGCAACTGGGTCCTCAACGAGGTCCCCAGCTATGCGGACACGCTGACGAAGTGCCAGAGGTACTACTACCAGCGAGCATATGGGCAGCACGAGACCGTCGGCCTGTCGTATGCTGGAGAGGCGTGGGTGACACTCGCGCTCGGCCTTCCTATCGAGATGCGAACAAACCCGAGTGTTGTGCTCAAGGGAAATCTCGCGATGGCGGGGATCGGCTCGCTGGCCGCCTATATCACATCGTTTTCGAAGCCGAGCCTGTCGGGAACTACGCTTAATATCGGCGTAGCGCATACTCCTACCACGGTAGGACCGGGATATATGTTCTCGCCGGATGCAGGCGGAGCGACGTTCTGCCTGTCCGCCGAGCTATAAGGAGGTTAACATGGAAAACATCAAAACAAAATCCCACGTCTACGCCCTTTTGGACGAGCAGGGGCGCGTGACGCGCATCGAGGGCGAGTACAGCCTGCCCGCCGACATCGACGGCTGGACACTGGTTGAGGATGGCGCGCCCTGTGACCGGCTCAATCTCGCGCAGAGCCACTACCTGAGCCGCCCACTCTACACAGAGGACGGGCTGCTCGCGTGGAAGTACGAGGACGGCGCGCTGGCGCTGCGTACCGACGAGGAGCTGGAAGCGGAGCGCGCGGCGATCCCCGAACCGGCACCGTCCCAGCTCGACCGCATCGAGGCGCAGACCACCTACACCGCGCTCATGACCGACACGCTATTGGAGGACTAACATGCGAGAGAAAATCGAAAAGTGGTACAAGCAAGGCTTGTGGACAAAGGCGATGGTGGCGAACGCCGTCGCCAAAGGACGGCTGACCGCGAAGGACTACGCGGAGATCACCGGCGAGGAGTACGCCACGCGGAACGCAGAGTGCTCCGCGGCCCAATAAACCAGCACAGAAAGAGAGAACGCCTATGAACCTATCCGCTGTAGCGTCTGCCTGCTCGGAGATCACGGCCATGATGACCGACACGCTTTTGGAGGGCTGAGATGAAAGAGAAAATCGCAAGATGGTACGCGCAAGGGCTGTGAACTGCCGACATGGTGCGCAGCGCCGTGAAAAAGGGCATCCTCAGCGCGCAGGACTATGAAGAGATCACCGGCGAAAAATACGCCGATGATAAATAAATTTTGAACAAAGAAAAGGAGAACAAAACTATGACTACGACTCGTATCGCATCCGACGGCAAGCCCATTAAGGTCACGGACATCCCCGCGGGCCTGAGCGAAAACTCGGGTGTCAAGAACAGCATCGTGCAGCCCGTCATGGCGCGCGACCTCTCCCGCGCCGGCACGGAGATCTACGTCCTGCCGCAGTACAAGCTCACCTACGATGAGAACGGCTACTGCGTCAAGATGACGACCTGCGCCATTCCCGAGGACATCGCGGAAAAGCTCGCGGAGCTGAACAAGTGAGCAGAGCGGGGGATATCCCCGCTCTATCCTAAGGAAAGAGAGACAACGCCTATGGAAGATTTGGCTGTGAAGCTGCAGGAAGTCAAGGACCGCTCGCTCCGAAACGAGGGGCGCATCAAGCAGTTAGAGGTAGATCAGCGGGCGCTGAATGAATTGGCGCTGTCAGTCAAAGAGCTGGCGACCGACCAGACGAACATGAAGGAGGACATCGGCGAGATCAAGGCCAATGTGCAAAGCCTGACCGCCGTGCCGTCCAAGCGCTGGGAGAAGGTCGTGGAGCTGATGATCGCGACCGTCGTGGGCGCGTTCATGGCGTGGCTTTTGACAGGGGGCGCGGTATGAAGGACATCAAAGGATCCACCTCGGAGGAAGTGCGCATGATCCGCGCCATCCAGCGCTCCGTCGGCGCGCTGGATAACGGCTGGATCGGCAACCAGACCTTGAGCGACATCGCCGCCAAGCTCGGCGCGGACTGCTGGCCCCTTAACGTCGAGCTGTACGGTCAGCCCTGCATCCTCGCCCGGGACATCGAGCCCGTCAACATGAGCGGGCCGCTGCCGAAGAACGCGATCTCGGGGAGCTTTTCTTGGCAGGGGCAGCCCTGCTCCATCCTGGTGCGCGGCGGCAAGGTCGTGCGCGGCATGAGCTGTCACTATCCTCGCCCCGAGAGCGTGCTCTACAAGACCACGGGCGGCGCGGTGCGCATCGCCCGCGTCTCCTCGGCGGCGGCGTTGGGAGACGTCGTGTGGGCGGTCGGTGGGCTGGGCCTGCTCGGCGGCTACGATCCGGAGCTGGACGGCTTTACCGGCATCTACTCCGATGTGCTGCGCAAGACCAACCACACCGTCCTCGGCTACAAGGGCGGGATGCTCTACGGCGTCTACTGCCGCAGCATGACCGCGCAGCAGGTCAACACCTTTTGCCGGGACAAGCTCAAGCTGGAATACGCCGTCATGCTCGACGGCGGGCACGTCGCCGCCATCAACGGCGCGTGTAACAAAATCAACAAACAAACACGGCAGTTCTATGCCGTGCGGTTTTTGTAAAGGAGGCTCAAAAATGCAAAATCGACTTGCCAAGCTTCTCACGGTCAAGAGCATCGTGACCATCGCGCTCACGGCGGTTTTCTCGGTGCTTGCCCTGCGCGGCACCATCAGCGGGACGGAGTTCCTGACGATCTTCACGACCGTCATCGCTTTCTACTTCGGCACCCAGACCGAAAAGCGCAAAAATGAAGAGGTTTCTTGAGACCTTAACCGCGTGGGAAGGCGCTGTGCGCGGAGACGCGGTGCACAAGCAGATCGTAGACGCCTACAACAGCTACCTTCCGCACCCGCGCGGCTACAGGCTTACCTATTCGGACGACTACTGCGCGGCGATGGTGTCCGCGGCGGCGATCCTCTGCGGCCTGTCGGAGGTGCTCCCCATAGAGTGCTCCTGCGTCGAGCAGATAAAATGGTATCAGGCGCGCGGCCAATGGATCGAGGACGACGCGCACGTCCCCCAAATCGGCGAACAGGTCTTCTACCATTGGAGCGACCGCAAGGACTACGCCCTCACGGACTGCACGGGCGCGCCGAACCACACGGGCATCGTGACCGCCTGCGACGGGCGGAGCTTCACGGTATTCGAGGGCAACAAGGGCAAAACCCATGAGTGCGCGTACCGCGTCATTCCCGTCAACGGGCGCTATATCCGCGGCTTCGGCGTGCCGAAATACCCCGCGGACAAGACCGTGCTCACACGCGGCGACAAGGGCGCGGCGGTCGGCAAGCTGCAAGAGTTTCTCAACGCCTGCGGGTACAAGCTGGATGTGGACAACTCGTTCGGCCCCGCGACGCAAAGGGCATGGGGAGAGTACATCGCCGCGTACATCCTCAAGGCCCTAAAATGATTTGTGCCCGATTCGGGCACGGAAAGGAAAACCGGCGGGAAGTCTGCAACACTTCCCCTCGCGTGGGCGCCTGCAAGCCGTGGTGTCGGCATGGACACACAGCACAGAGAGATCCGCGCTCAGCTTTCCGCAATGGCTCCGCGCAGGGCCATTGCCTACATTTGCTCCTTTGATCTGCCGCCCGACGAGGCCGCGAGCCTCATCGAGTGCGACGTGCGCGGGCGGTCTTGCGTGCAGGCGGCGGAGCTGCTCCACCTCAGCGTGGACGGCCTCGCCAAGCTGCGCCGCCGCGCCTACCC